TTCTCTCCATTCTCGAGACTCTTTGCTATGACCTTCTAACAGTGCTCTATCCCAACCAAATATATTTGCTGTGGCATCTTTGAGACTCTTGGCAAAAGAATCTCTTTTAAAATTGTGTTGTTTAACCAATTGTTCTGCAACTGTGTCTTTGCCAGATCCAATCAACCCTACTAATCCTATAAGCATAGAATTATACTACAAGGTTTTTAATCTTTTTGCAATCTCTCTTTTGACTTTTTTTGTGGTTAATAGTAAATGTTCACGCATTTCTTTTTTGTGTGCTACATTAACCATATTTTCCAATGAAGTGACGAAGTCTTCTAACTCTTCTAGGGTAAGATCTTTAATTTTTTTCGTGCCTGTGTTTGCCATAATCAAAATTATTTAATATCTTCTTATAAAAAATAATAAGGCAATAAAAAGGATTAACCAATAATAAAACTGTATGGATTGCCACCATCAATATAGGTAGTAATTTCTTGATCTAATTTTTCCATTTCCATTTGACCTTGCTGTTTAAGTGCATCGCCATTTAGACTGGTTCCACCTTGTGGTCCAGCAATAGTACCAAATTTACCTCGAGCTTCTCCTAGTATGGTTTTACATACTGCTAGAGTGTAATCTCTAATCCATGGTTTAGAATAGATATCTCTCAACAGATTGATGTCTGGTCTATAATTATTAGTGTGTAATAACACTCTCTCAGAGTCGATTCGAGGACGCTGAGTGATTGTTAATGTGTGAGTCACGTGATCAAAATGAAACTGAATAAATGATCCAAACATCTTACCTACTAATTCTTGATAAGAAGCAAAAGCAAAATATGTGGCAAGTCCACCTGCCGCACCTGCTCTCAATAGATAGGTATTAGTATAAGCAAGGTTGAATGGTTCAAACAGTGTACCACCTTGACCGTCACTTCTAGATCCCACTGTGGCTCTGCCTATTTCTTTTACATTTATAATTTCATTTGGTAGAATGTATTTGTTTTGATCTTTCACAAGATCTAAAAAAGCATAACTTTCTTCCACTGAATTGTTTGATCGTTGACGGAATCTGTTAATAGCTCTTTCCAGTGCTATTTGATAGTGTTTAGGGTCTAATTCCACGTCAATCATGCCATCTCCTAGCATTGCTTTAACGTAATCAAATACTTCTTGTTGTGCGGTTTGTAACTCTGACATAGCAATATTTATCGTAAAGACATATTCAATAAATATGACTATATGCCAAGATTGTCACTTTACAAGCCAGAAAAAGGCAACGATTATAAGTTCTTTGATCGCACTATAAACGAGATGTTTACAGTGGGAGGAACCGATATATTCCTACACAAATACATAGGACCCTATGATCAAGGTGCTACTAACAAAGACGGTGATGCATCGCCTACACAGCCAAATTACAGTGGCACTGAAACCAATGAAAGAACCATACAAGATCTGCTGTTTTTAGAGAACAGAGATAGAAAATATGACAATGATATCTACACAATTCGAGGCATTTACAACGTACAAGACACAGACTTTAACCTATCACAGTTTGGTATGTTCCTACAGAATGACACTATATTCTTAACTGTGCATCTAAATGATGTTGTGGAAAGAATTGGCAGAAAACCCATGAGTGGAGATGTGTTAGAATTCCCTCATTTAAAAGATGATTACAGTTTAGATGCTTCTATCCCTATAGCACTTAAAAGATTTTATGTGGTAGAAGACGTAAACAGAAGTTCTGAAGGATTTTCACAATCTTGGTGGCCACATTTATTAAGATTAAAATTAAAAACACTGGTTGATTCACAAGAATTCAGAGACATCCTAGGCGATGCCACAACATCAGGCAGTGTGGCAAGTTATATGAGTTCTTACAATAAAGAAAGAGAAATCAATGATGCCATACTAAATCAAGCAGAATTAGATGCTCCTAAATCAGGGTTCAATTATAAACAATTTTATGTTACTCCAATAGATGAGCGAGGCAATGTGAGAATAGATGGTGCAAACTCAGATGAATCGATTGCTTCTGACAAACCAATCAATGCTGTCATCGACACGCCAGCCAGCAGTCATTATGGATTCTACTACAATGGTGATGGTATTCCACCTAATGGTTATGTGGCAGGTGCTGGAACCAGTTTTCCTACGTCTAATGTCAACAAAGGTGATTACTATCTACGATTGGATTTCTTACCTAACAGATTATTCCGTTTCGATGGTACACGATGGATTAAGGTAGAAGATGCTGTGCGACTAACTACTACAAACAACAACACTAGAAATACATTTAAAACAGGATTTATTAACAACAGTAGCAGTGCTACAATCAACGGATTAACAGTGGAACAGAGACAATCACTCACAGATGCTCTAAAACCCAAGGCGGATAATTAATGCTTCATTTTTACGACGGACAGATAAGAAAATTTTTAACTCAATTTATGCGAGTGTTGAGTAACTTTTCTGTTGAACTAGGCAAAGGTGCTAATGGTCAAATTACACTGAGACAAGTGCCGGTGGTTTATGGAGATTTAACTCGTCAAGTGGCCAACATCATAAGAAACAACAGTGAAAACTTCCTACAATCTGCACCAAAGATTGCGTGTTATATCACAGGTTTGACCTATGATCGAGAGCGAATGCAGAATCCTTATTATGTAGAGAAACAACATCTTAAAGAAAGAAATTATAATGATGCCACTGGAGAGTATGACAACACGTTAGGAGCAGGTTACACTATAGAAAAAGTGATGCCATCTCCTTTTAGATTGAATGTGAAAGCAGACATCTATACCACGAACACAGATATGAAATTACAGATAATGGAACAGATTCTTTATCTATTCAATCCAGACTTTGAAATACAAAAATCAGACAACTATATCGATTGGACCAGTCTAAGTTATATAGAATTAGGTGATATCAGTTTTAGTTCTCGAACTATTCCAGTGGGTGCTGACACAGAAATAGATGTTGCTTCTGTGTCTTTTTCAATGCCTATATGGTTATCACCTCCAGTAAAAGTTTCAAAATTGGGCGTGATACAAAAAATTATTATGAGTATCTACGATGACGAGGGTGGTATTAACAAAGGATTAATAGACGGTACATTATTATCGAAATCTTATGTTACTCCAAATAATTATTCAGTTTTCTTGTCAGGCAATCAGTTGAGATTGTTGGGCAGTACAGGAATTAATGTAGGTTCTGGTGGCGATGGTTACTATACTGGAGCACACGCGGCGTCTAATCTTGATCCGTTTGAACAGTTTGGACAACCGATCAACTGGAATGCACTGTTAACACAGTATGGAAAAATCACTAATGGATTAAGTCAAGTTAAATTAACTCAAGAAAATGGCAATGAAGTGGTAGGCACAATTGCAATTTCTCCGTTGGATGAAACAATTCTTTTATTCACAATAGACACTGACACTATTCCGTCTAACAGTCCTCTAGAATCACCGGTGTACACTGCTGGTTTAGGCACTGTTAACAAAATTATCAATCCATTAACGTTTAATCCTGGAACACCCACAAATGGCACAAGATATCTTATAACCAACAATATAGGTGATGCTGATAACAGTGTAGATCCTAGTGCTTGGGGAGATCTTGTTGCTAGTACCAATGACATCATAGAATACAACAGTTCTACTGGCAAATGGTCTGTGATATGGGACGCTACTGATCCAGACAGCACACAATTATACATCACAAACTCCAATACTGGCATACAGTACAAATTCACCAACGGTGCTTGGGTAAAGAGCTATGAAGGCATTTATATTGGCGGTAAGTGGACAATTGTGCTATAATTAGATTATGCAAGACAATATTATATGTTCAGGAGCATTATTTTATGCTGTCAATACTAAACGTTTTCTATTCTTACAGAGAACTGATGGTAAAACTCGAGGTATGTGGGGACTAGCAGGTGGTCAAGCCAAATTTCAAGAATCAGCATTTGAAGGGTTGAAGAGAGAAATACAGGAAGAAGTAGGTACAACTCCCACATTCAAAAAAGTCATACCATTAGAGTTGTTCACGTCCAATGATCAAAAATTCTTTTTCAATACCTATGTGATTGCTGTGCAAGACGAATTCTTACCACAACTGAATCGAGAGCATTCGTCATATGCTTGGTGTGCTTTTGAATGCTGGCCTAAAAATCTACACGCAGGATTAAAGAATACTCTTAACAATAAGAGTATCAAAGGCAAATTACAGACCATACTAGACCTCATAGTATAATATTACCATATTATGGTAAATACCATATATGGCAAAATTAGGTGATCCCACAGATTTCAGTTATAGAGTAGCAGAAGTTACTAAGATAGTGGACGGTGACACTATCGATGTAATCATCGATTTGGGTTTTGATATTCTATATAAGAGTAGAGTGAGACTGTTTGGTATTGACACACCAGAATCTAGAACTTCTAACGCAGAAGAAAAAGTCAGAGGATTACTCAGCAAAAATTTCTTAAAAGAGCATTTGAAATCGTCAAAAAAGATTGTGATCAAAACGCACAAGGGTGAAGAAACAGGCAAATTCGGCCGTATTTTAGGCGAAATTTTTATTGATGGAGTCAACATCAATCAAAAGATGTGTGACGAAGGCTACGCTGTGGCCTATTATGGTCAAAATAAACAATTGGTTGAATCTGCACACGAAGCCAACAAGCAAAAATTAATTGCGGCTGGCATTCTCAAAAATTAAAAACTACATTTAATCTGTCCGCCAGGCACAGCATTTTCTCTGATATCTTGAATTATTGTGCCAGGTGAAGGTATAGTATCTGTGTTGGATTTATCTGTATTGGATTCTGTAGAGGTTTTTTCTTTACTTTTATCTATGGTGATTGTGGGTTGAACTCCGCAGTCTTTGATAGTGGTACAACTGTTCAAGAATACAAGAACAGCTAATATTGATAAAATTCTCATTGGGTATTAGTTTGAGGAAGAAGGATATCTAATCCAAGGATACCAGTAAGCAGTCACAAGATCTGTGGTCTTGTGTACTATCTTCCAAGAGCATTCCATCCATTCCAATTCGTAGGTGTATTCTTGGAAATTGCCCGCATTGGGTTCTAGCTGATTGTTGTAACCACGTATAGTGTCAACGGGTGTTGCTGTCTTTTCCGCAGACGGAAATATATCCCATGGGCTCGTCATAAACATAATACTATTTAACAAAACCAATAAAACCTAAAACTAGTAATATTGTAGGTAATATGCTCAACACTATCAAAACGATCCTGTTTCTGGCTTTTTGTTTTGCTCTTTTTAGAGCACCAGCACCGTAGGTTATTGTTTTCCATTCGCAGTGATTATAGGGCCACATAGTCTTTCTCCTTACAAAAACAAGGCGATTATTATGATCCCTAAAAATACAGTGGGGAAAATATAATCGATTGCTTTCAATTGTTCTTCTTTTTTTTCTTTCCATTCTTTAGAAGGATACATTATTCATATCTCCTTGCATATCTCTTTGCCAGTTCTATATCACCGTGTCTCAACAGTGTGGTGATCACAAAACTAACGTGTAAATCTCTAAAAATTTTTTTCATTCTCTTACACATATCGTCACACTCCAGGCCTACTTAAGAGTAGGCCCAGTGATGTAAAATGTTTCAATTACTTTTGAACGACACCGTTAAAGAATGCTTCTGTTGCCTTCTTCACATTGTCTTGAAAAGTTTTCATGTTCTTTTGGATCGCGTCCGGTGACATACTGTCAGCAAGTTGTTTGTTAACATTGCTCGCGTAGTTCTGTACGTTTTCCATCAAAACTTTAGTCGCTTCGTTGGTTGGCAAATTGCCAGTTACGAATTCATTGAATTTCTTTGCAGTTTCAATGATAGTCTCAGCAGTGACTACTGGGTATTTGAACTCAGTAACTATTTGGTCACCTTCTTTTCTCGCTGATGCCTCGTATTCTGCTTGTTTGATTGTGTAATTGAACTCGGCGATGTTTTTCGCTAGTCCTAATAGGTCCGCTCTGATTTCATAAGCGTTTCTTTGTGTGTTTGCCATAATGGCCTCCTTTTTGTTGTGTGTTTGTGTGTTATGTTGCATAGCAACATAATTATTTATACAATATACAATAAAAGGAATAATTTGTCAACCGGTTATTAACCAGCAGAAATGTTCAAAACACCAGCATTATTCCACAGTTGTCCAGCAACACCAGGGTCTGATGTTGGTAAATTAGACATTATTACTTTTTGTGTGAGTATCTGCACAGCACCTGTACCAGAAGCATCTATGGTTAGATCTGCATTAGAGCCCGGTGATTGAATAGTGTCTGTGAGCACACCTGCTGTGAATGTTTTTGCACCTGATATAGATTGTGCTGTGTCCAGTGTGACAGTTTGAGCAAAGTCTCCTCCTTGTTCAAATCTATACATACCAATCCTATACGCATTGATGACAGTGTTGCTTGAGCCTGTGGTGTATGCTTTTAGATTTACTTTGTTTCCTGAAACTGATGTTGTAAAATATATCTGTCCACCTATGGCTAATTCTGGACCGTGGACAATATGAGATTCGGTACCATTAGTTGTTACATACACTTCTGAAGCAGTGTATAGACCATCTGTAGTATTAGTTGATGTAATAAAATATACAGCACCATTTATTTTTGTGTCTTCGAACGTATCTACAATTGTGTAACTGCTACCTGATATTGTTTTTGTAGGCAGTACATATACGTTATCATAGTTAACAACTGATTCGCTATCTGCTAAAGATATTTTATGTATCATCACTCTCAGTGTTTGTGAGTTGTTTGGCGTAGCATACAGAGTCACTGTACCACTGCTGTATCCTGCTGATAAATCACACAAGTCTTCACTGCCAGTTTTAACAATGTTGTAAGACGTTATGTCAGCATCGGTTCCGTTATGTAATACAATAGCTTCGATATTGTTAACTTCGTTGGTGTCTGTATTTTTTACACTGATAAAATATTTCACTGATCGATACACACTAGTAGACCAAGAATCTATAGCAGTTGCAGATGATCCGGTTATCGTACCTGGAGTAACCACTGCTGTGTGTCCACTGGTCGCCGCTGAACTGTTATTACCTAACGACAATTGGTAAGCAGTCATACTGTTAACAGCAGATGATCCGGTTAATTGTAATCTTACACTGCCACTTATATCTGTAGAATATGTGTGAACAGATGCTGTGTCTGATGTAACTGTTCCTGTTTGTGCCATATAAGAAGATGCAGTGTCATGACACAGAGAAATTTTAGCAACTTCTATCTTGTTGTTTGATTCATCTAATGTTGTTGTGTAGTATAATACACTGTCATAATCTGTGGTATCAAAACTGTTCACTGTTGTGGCAGAGTTGCCAATTTTTGTTGCATTGATAACAGTGGCCGTTGTGTCATCTGATATCTGTGTAAGACCACCTTCTACTGATATTGGTGCTGAAAATACTAGTCCTGCATCACTAGAAGAAATTGATTCATCACCAATGTAAACTGTGCCTGCTCCAAAATAAGCATCTGTAAATCTTTTGCTTGGTGATCCTAAACTGACAGTTAAATCTGTATTTGGAACAATAGATCCTCTAACTTCAATAACACCAGTTCCGTCGGGATCAAGCACAATGTTTCCGTTAGAAGTTGAAACAATGCTGTTGCCGTTAACATCCAAACTGCCACCCAGTTGTGGTGTGGTATCTTCTACTATGTTGGATAGTGTGCCTGTTGGTCCAGTGATTGTGAGCGTATCGCCTGATACTGCTGTGGTTACTCCTCCAGCACCTGCTATTTTAAATGTTTCACCAATGTTTACACCTGTGCCTGTTGAATCATCACCAACCACTGTTACGGCTGTTGAACCTGTGGCTACTGCATCTGTGATTCCATATCCTGACAATGTAGTTGGTATGCCTGTCAATGATCCGAATGCAAAATCTTGTGCTGTGCCTGTGATAGTTAGAGTATCTCCTGATACTGCTGTGGTAATTCCACCAGCACCTGCTATTTTGACTGTTTCACCTGAGTTTAAATCTACTCCCGTGGAGTCATCTCCCACGATTGTTAAGATTGATGTGTCTGTGTTGTTTTCGTCTGTGAATTTAAGTTTACCATTGTTACCTCTGGAAAGTTTAATTTTGCTGGCTCCGGTTCCTATAAAAACTGAATCTGCCACAACATTCTTCCTGTTGCCACTTGAGTCTTTAACCTCAAAGTCACCTGATCCGTCAATGGATAATTTTGTTCCACCTAGGTCGATTGTGGTACCTGCCAACCATAACTCGTTGAATCTGTAGTCGGTGGATCCTAGATTGTATGTCAGTGTTGTTGTTGGTAGAATATTTCCAGCAATATTGATATTGTCGTTGATCTGTATGGCAGTGGAATCGTCCGATGTTATTGAGTTGACGTTGATGTCTTTCGAACCTGTGACAGTTAATGTGTCTCCTGACACTGCTGTTGTGATATTGTTACCACCGGCAATCTTAAAAGTTTCTCCAGTGCCTAATATGGCACCTGTAGAATCGTCCCCAACAAGTTGTATGTTGGTGCTGACATTAATTCCAGTCAAGCCAGATCCATCTCCAGTGAATGCTGTTGCTTTCACTGTGCCTGATACGTCTAATGCTGTTGTGGGTTCTGAGGTACCTATACCTACTCGTGCGTTGGTTACATCGAGATACAGTAGGTTTGTTTCAAATGCCAAGTCAACGCCATTTCGAGTAAGGTTACTCTTCAGCACTGACCCAGATATACGGCCAATTGCCATATGTAGGTCTCCTCTATAATTCTATATCACGAAGCATATGCTTCGAGAGCCCTATTACATAGTGGGCCAAACTGTATGTGTATTTAGTGTACAAATGAAAAGGGCGACACAATGGCCGCCCTTTTGTTTAAAAGTATTGGTAATAATTAGTGACTAGTTCTTACTGCCGCTAATACTGTACCTGTATCTGTTGATGTTTTGCTAGTTAAAGCTCTACCAATCACATTGAATGCTGTGCATTCTGCTTTAGTAGCCGCTCTAGCATAACCTGGCATAGATGCAGATATTAATCTGTCACCTTTGTTTACAGATCCAATAACTTTGACGTATACTCGTCCAGTCATCGCAACGTATGGGTGAGTTGAATCTGATCCAGCTGTAGAGTTCATTTTGATAGCCGCTTGTTCAATGCTAGAAATAACACCAAACACTTCGTCTGATCCTTCTTCTGCTACTGCTGTGATTTCAGCCGCTCCGCCCAGTGCTACCACTGTGCCTGCTTCGTATGCTGTGTCTGCCGCAAATCTTTCTGCAACGTCAGAATACTGTGCTGATGTAACTGTACACTGTAGAGTACCCGGAGTAACGGTTAAATCACCTGTGTCACTTGCTGTGGCACTCGTAGTTCCCAGAGTGAACTGATCTGCTGATTCATCCCACATAAAGATCGCGTTGTCACCAGTTGAGCCTCGCTCGATGATGATACCGCAGTCATTTGTGTTTGAAGCCGCATTAGAGTTTAACTCCAATAAGTTGTCAGTGATTGTTGTGTTTGTTGTACTAACTGTTGTAGTTGTACCATTCACAGTTAAATTGTTAACTGTTAATCCACCGGAAGCAAATGTAGCTATTGTTCCGTTATCTACTGTTATTACAACTGATCCTGATCCAGCATCTGTTACTGTTACATTCGAGTCACCTTGTGAAATCGAATTTTGTGATAGACCCGATAATGAGTCATCCACATATTGTTTTGTTGCCACATCTCCACCTGATGACGGTGCTGATACTGACAATCCTGTTATTTTATTAGTTGATGCGTCAATTACGACATCACCAATTGATATTCCGTTTTTGACACGGAAGTTTCTATATGCCATGGTTCCATTCTCCCCTATGGTTGTTATTGTTTATGTATATTTGTAAAAGTTTTCTTTTACATCAGTATTTACCGTAAAAACGAAAAAAGGGCGACCGAAGCCGCCCTTTCACTACTTAGGAAGTATTATACTTATTAGTTGTTGGTTCTCACCACACAATTTACCATGCCAATACCGTCGTCGTATTTGCTTTCTAAAGCTCTTCCGATAACGTGGAATGGATTAATTGTTTCGCTGTTAGATGCCGCTCTCGCAGTACCTTTAACTGATGAAGATACCAATCTATCACCTTTGTTAACAGTGCCTGTAACTCTCACAGGAGTTCTTCCTGTCATTGCCACAAATGGATGTGTAGCATCGTTACCTGCTTTTGAGTTCATCATGTATGCTGGTTGTGTTGATACAACACCAAACACTCTGTCTGATAAATCTTCTGCTGTTTCTGTGATCTCTGCTGAACCGCCCAACATAACCACCGCACCTGGAATCATTGGGGCATCTGCCGCAAATCGTTCCGCAATGTCGGCGTATTGAGCCGATGTCGCTGTGGCTTCGATGACGTTACATTTGATGTCGGCCAATGAGAAGTCTGTGTTTGGAGCCTGATTTGGACCATCGCTGTGAACAGAAGCTAATGCTGTCCAAGTACCGCCCAATCCAGAACCGCCAGTTATTTCGTATGCTTCATCCCACACCCAGTATGGATCTAATTCTGTTGGTGAAGATCCTGTACCTCTGTTAGCATGAATACCAGAGAATCTCGGCATCTGGATAGAGGCAGAAACACCTTGGTTGATTGATACGATGTTATCTTCTACTGCTAAGTTTGTTGAATTAACGATGGTTTCTGTACCTGTTACTGTCAAGTTACCTTGTACGTTTAGGTTTTGTACAGTGGTATCACCTGATGTTACTGTGACAGTTCCTGATGATACTGTGACGTTACCTGAAGTAATACCCAAATTACCTGTGCTTACAGTTACGTTACCTGAACTTACAGTTAGTCCATTGTTAGCAGATAGAGTAGTAAATGCTCCAGCCGCCGCTGTGGTTGTACCAACTTCAATGTTGTTTATTGTACCAGTAGTTGAAGAAGCCAATGTTACTGCCGCAGTTCCGTCTGTGGATAGTGCATTAAAAACACCGCTTGATGGTGTACTAGCACCAATTGCTGTGCCGTCAATAGCACCACCGTTGATGTCTGCTGTGTCAGTTGTGAATGTAATTCCACTTGCCACTGTTACTCCAGCACCTTCCACTGTTAACAGTGTGGTACTTTCTGCAGATAGTACGATCTGACCAGATCCTGAGTCTGTTACAGTTACTTCTGTGTCACCTTGTTTAATTTGATTTTGTGATAGACCGTCTAGTCCGGCATCCACATATGATTTTGTTGCTACATCACCTGGATTGGTTGGTGTCGCTGTTGACAATCCTGTGATTTTATTTGTTGCCGCATCAATGATGATATCACCTATAGTTATACCATTATTAACACGAAAGTTTTTTGCTGTCATGGTTCACATCTCCCGCATGATTATTGTTAATATAAATGTAAGGCATTAAAAAACCCCTTACAGTGTTATTTACCGTAAGGGGTTAATTTTTAAAGTGTTAAGTTATTATATTGCACACAATGAGTATTGTACTTTAGCAGATGATATTCCGCCTGTGCTTGTCGCTTGTACTAATACTGTGCCACTGCTGTATGTTGCAGTGATGTCTGATAAATCAGAACCGCTTGTGCTGTTAACACCATATGTCATAATATATGCTGTTGTACCGTTGTGTATCACGTGTGCTTTCATACAAGAGTATTCACCGTTTGCAGAGTCAGTTACTTGAATGTACAATTCTGCTGATCTGTAATCACTTGCATTGAAGCTCATAATTGTTGTTGCCGCACTTTCAAAACTCACTGATTCAGTCAATGTTCTAGCAACACCACCGTTTAATACCGCAGTGTTATCAAAACCTTCCATAGCAAATATTCTAGCACCTGAGTGAGGTACAGAAGTAAATGTTATGTTGTTGCCTGATACTGTGTAGTTTTCTGTTGGTTCTTGATAAACGTTATCAATGAATACCATCACGTTGTTAGCACCGCTTGGAGCTGATGAGAAGAATCCACTAAATGTTGAGGCAGATCCATCTCCAGTTGCTGTTGCTTTGTTGATAGAAACGTTGTTTCCACCCATTGCAAAGTTAACCCAAGTAGATCCATCTGTTGATCCTTCATAAGCACCTGATTCTGAGTTAAATCTAATAATACCAGTTGATGCTGTTGGTCTTTGAGAATTGTCTCCTACTGGCAGTAAGAAAGCACCAGTGCTTCCTGAACCATCAATAGTTCCAGTTACGTTACCTGTTACGTTACCAGTTAAGTTACCTGTTACGTTTCCTGTTACGTTTCCTGTTAAATCACCTGTTACGTTACCAGTTACGTTACCAGTTACGTTACCTGTTACGTTTCCTGTTACGTTACCTGATAGTGCGGCAGTAATTGTACCAGCACTGAAGTCTCCATTTGCATCACGAGCAACAATGGCACTTGCTGTATTAGCAGAAGTAGCTGTTGTAGCTGAGTTGCTTACTTTACCACCAGTACTGATTGTTAATAGTTTAGAGTCAGCAATGCTACCTGCTAACATTGTGTTAGTAACTGTACCAGTATCTGTTGTGTAAACACCGTTTGTTACAGTATCAGCATTACCTGTTAGGTTACCAGTTACGTTACCAGTTACGTTTCCTGTTACGTTACCAGTTAGGTTACCTGTAACATCACCAGTTAAATCACCTGTTACGTTACCTGTTACGTTACCAGTTAGGTTACCTGTAACATCACCAGTTAAATCACCTGTTACGTTACCTGTTACGTTTCCTGTTACGTTACCAGTTACGTTACCTGTTAGGTTACCTGTAACTGTGCCTGCTCTAAAATTCGCATAAGAATCAATTGTGATGTTGCCTGCTGTGGTACCATCTTCACCAGATGTTACAGCACACACAAACTCATCGGCTGATTCATCCCATAGGAATGATACGTTGTCTAGAGAACCTCGGTTAAAGAATAAACCTTGGTCAAATGCGTTGGCCGCACCGCCTGAATTGTTTTTTGCTAATTGAATAAGTGGATCTTCAATTGTTAATGTTGAAGATTCGATGGTAGTTGTTGTTCCGTTAACTATCAAGTCACCACCGATCGTGGCATTGCCTGTTGTAGTTATTGTGGTAAATGTACCAGCCGCCGCTGTATTGGCTCCAATAACAACGTTATCAATATTTCCAGTTCCTGTTGAATCGATGTCAATAGTTCCATTTGCAGTCAAATCAGTGAAAGTACCTGCCACCGCTGTGTTTGATCCTATGATCACACCATCCATGGTTCCTGCCTGAGCAAGATCATCGATGTCAATAGTTCCATTTGCAGTCAAATCAGTGAAAGTACCCGCCGCCGCAGAGTTAGCACCAATTGTTGTTCCGTCGATTTCGCCCGCCGCAATGTCCACTTTGGACATAACCACAGAACCTGTTCCGTCTGGAGTGATGTTGATGTTTGCA